GTCTCAGGCAGCAGGTTGGTGGTCATGCCAGCACCCGAGGTCAGCGGGTCGCCATACGCCACGCGCTCAAGCGTCTTCGCCACGCCCGGCACACCCAGCAACTCCGACACCATCTCGCCCGGTGGGTTCTCGTAGCCAAAAGGCTTCGATATGAACTCATGCACCGCGCTTACGCCCTTGCCTAGCTTCTCAGCCAGCGGATACTTCGGGGTCGGCTTCAAGTCGTCTTCTTCGTCTTTCTTGAGCGGAAACGTCTGGCTGACCTCGCCGCCCTTCTTCATCTTGTGATTATGTTTCGCCACCGCCCACTTCAGCATGTCGTCCAGATTGGCTGAGCCACCGTTCGCCTTACGCACCGCCTTCTCAAGCAAGCGGTCAAGGTTGATTGAGCCACCTTCTTTCACGCCAATCAATGCACGTGCATCGTTCAGCACATTCGTCTCTAGCTGATCGCGCCAGTTCTGTGGGGTGACATCGTCAGGGAGTTCGTAGCTCACAGTGCCGCCTTCGGCTTTCTTTACAGCGCCGCCTTTCTTCTTGCCAGCGTAAGCCTCGCCGGTCAGCACTAAGTCTCGAGCCTTTTCAAGCGGAATGTTTAAACGACGCGCTGTCTCCGCAATCTTGTCTGCGATCAGCTCGAGCTTCGGCGCTCCGATTGGCGTTGTCACGCCCGTCTGACCGGAGAACGTCCCCCATGCCCGCGCCTGCGCTGGAACTGACTCTAAGCCCAACTGCGCCGCGATCTCATCTTTCCACCACGGGGCAAGCATCGTCATTTCGGGATTTGTGACGCTGGCTCCGGGCACCACCTCTTTGCCTTTGAGAGTCTTTTTGCCTCGAGTATCTGCAAGACCAACGGCTCGACTCCAGTGCGCGTCACCCACCGGTGTAGCGGTTTGAAAGCCCGTCTCTGGCACACCGGACGCTTCAATGTACAGCGGCACCTTCGGAGAATCCATCTGCAGTTCGCCGGTCTCCAGATAACGCTGCATCGGCAAAGCCTGCGACGTTTTGTGGTACATGTGCCCCGGCACGTTGCGAATGTCTACTGGAAAATTAGCGCCGCGCTTTGCTTCAGGCAAACCAGCAAATTCAACAAACTCAGGGAACCGCCCTTGCTTTTGCAGGTAATAGGCGGAAGTGCCTCGAGGTATCTCGGTCAGCACCTCGCTGCCGGGGGAGGCCATGCCCATCAAGGTGTTGAACTTGGTGTACTCCTCAATCGCCCGCTCACGCCCTAGCAACTGCTCCATCCGCTGAAACAATGGATCCATCACATACCAAGGATCCATGCCGCGAACTAGTTCTGGGTGTTGCTCAGCCTCTGCCATCGTGTCTAGCAAGCGCTGCTCGTTCTTTCGGGTCATCACTCGAGCCGCCGCCTCAGAGCCCCGTGGCTTCTGAGCAGCTCCGGGAAGCGCACCCGGCAAATTACCTTTCCTGCCCTTACCCATCTCAAAGAGGTCGTCGCGGGTCACGCCAAAGACGGCTTTGAGGTTCGGGCTCTCAGGCGCTACGCGACTCGCCGCCTCCGCAGCAATAACGTCAGGCCGCTGATAGATGCCGGGGAATGCCATGCGATCTGGATCTTTTACGGTTGAGCGGACTTTGACGTTGCCGACCTTGCCAATAGTGGTGCCAGCAAAGCCCATCGCTAGGTCTTCGAGCTTCTGCATCCGCTCTTCAGGCGAGTCAGACTTCTTCGGCAGGTACTGCTCAAGGATGCGCTGTAGCTCCGCTTTAGGCTCAGTCGCCAAGCCCTTCAAGCGCGACTTCGTGCGCTCGTACTGCTCACTGATCGCCTCTTCCCACGGGAACGGTTTAGCAGGCGTACCAGCCCGTGTCTTACCGCTTGGTTTCTTGTCGTCTGCCATCGTCACACCGCATAAGGATTACCCTTCTTGCGTCCGTAATATTCAACTTCCCGATCTTCCTCAACGTAAGGATCTATGTCAAGGAAACCCGCATCCCTCAGGTACCGTAGTGCTTGCGTGCAACTGTCTACAAAGTCATCGTGCGTTGACTCAGGGAAGCTGCAGATCTGACTCACAAACCCTTCAGCCCAGTCACGCACGTAGCCCTTCTTCACCGTGCTCTCAGGGATCCACACGCGCTTGTGCGCGATGATGTTCGCCACAATCGACAGCCGCTGTATCTTGTCCGCCCGTCCGGGGTTGTACGCCCTCACAGGCAGGTGCGCCCGCTGTAAGTCTTGGATCAGACTAATCCCAGCCGCCTTGTCTTCAATAAGGACAAGATCCACCTTCTTTCCACCGACAAAGTTTCCTCGCTCTTCATCCTCGGGGTCAGCCCCATACGAAACTTTGAACTCCTCAAGAACCTTCGGACGGAGATCCGGGTACTGTAGGCGGTCTTGCCACGCATCGATGAGCATGACAGACATCGGGCCGTCTTGAGGCTTAAAGACTCCCCAAGTGGTGGCGGCGGTTGGGTCATTGACAGTCTTTTCGGTGTACGCGCAGTCATAGGATTGGATGATGTATTCGAATTTAGGAAAGGGTTTGTTGGCAGGCCACAGGCGGAAGTGCTCACGCTTGACCATCCCACCTTCTTCGGGGTCGATCAGCTCAGCGTAGATCTCTTGCCGTCCTAGCTTGGTGCCCTCGTACTGGAGGATCTGCTTCCTGAAGTTGTCAGCGAGGTTGTCGAGGTTCTCGTAGGTCGAGGCGGTCACCAGCGCCACATCGTCGCCCGACCTGTCCACCAGATCGAGGATCAGATCCTTAGGCCTCGGGGTCGTGGTGCAGATCAACCGCACCTTCTTACCTAGACGCAGGCCAAACTGCATCATATCCCAAGCATCCTGTAGATACTCCCAAGCCGCCAGCTCGTCACACCACCCGCCATGAAACTGCGGGCCTCGGAAGCGCTCAGGCTCGGATGCTGGGATGCCCTTGATCAGGCTACCGTTGATCAACATGAGCTCGTGCAGCGCCTTGTTGTAGTCCTTGATCAGCACACTGGGGATAACAGACAGGAGGCCAGAGTCGCCCTCAAAGCAGGTCGAGCGGACATCGGAGGAGGTTGGCGCAGCCACCACCCAGCGGGTCTCAGGATGCTGCCACGCCCACCAGCCGAGCTGTTCCGCAGCCGTCCTCGTCTTGCCAGCGCCTCGACCAGCCAGCAGCAGCCAGATGTCCCACCAGTCGCCTGCGGGCAGGATTTGGTACTTGTGGGCTTTCAGCAGCCAGTTCGTGCGCCACTCGAATGCAGCCCTGTATTCAGCCGGTAGCTTGGCGTACTGCGCTCGGGTCGCAGGGTCTTTGAGGATTTCAACGAGATCGCTCATCGCCTGATCTTCAGGTAGATCGCCAGCAGGAACCCGGCACACGCAGCCTCAGGCTTACCAGCCACCGCGAACATCAGGGCTACGAAGACAGATAGGAACTCAATACATAAGATGGCGATGTCTACACCATCCCAGAGCGCCTTCTCATGCTGGCGCTGGGCTAGAGCGGCTTTGCGCTCGGCGATGCGGATTTCGAGGTCGTGGATCACCAGAGTCGGTGCTTGCACCAAGTGCGCGTCTCGTAGATCGTAGCGCTGCATACAGGCTTGGCAGGCAGGTCTAACGTCAAGACGGCGGCGTAAATAGATAGGATCGCAACGATCCCCCAGTAGATAGCAAGCACGGCATTCATTCGCCACCCTTTCTAATCATCGCGGCAATCGCCAGCGTTCCGTAGCCCTCAGCCCCTAGCTTCTCCACCAGTAAGGCACAGGCTTCGCGCTCAGCCATCACCGCAGAGTCAACAGGAAACCACCAGCGCTGAAAGGCCTCATCGAGGACTTCGTTCAGCTCGGCTCTCTCTTGCTCGGTCATCATCTCAGCTCCCGCACCTTCTCAGGCTCGTCTTGCCGTTGATACTTGCTCTGGGTCTTCTTCTCTAGGCAGGCCTTGCATATCCACCGCCTGATCTTGCCCCGCTGCTGCTTCTCGCCGCCCTCTTCTGCCCTTGTGTACTGGCAGGATGTGCAGAATCTCATTTCTTCGCCTGAGCGGTCATTTCGATATTCGCCAGTACCGCATCAAAGATCTCAGTGCTGGCCCGGACTTCTACAGGGTTGTCTTTGTCACCAGCCAATGTGGTGCGATCCCCATATTTCTTGGGCTTGAGCTTCGAGGCGATCCACTTCCGGCTGTCCACCCTCAAGCGCATCCAGTTCACGTAGGCCGCATCAACTCGGGCGATCCCCTTATCGTCCACCACCTGCTCAGGCAAGGTATCGGCAATGTCGAGGATGTCTTCCTGTAGCGTGTCAGCCTGATCTTCCTTAGCTTTCGCGTATTGGTGGAGAAACTCTTCGTTCTGTCCCATCCAGAGATAGATGGTTTTTATGTCAGGCATCGCAGGGTCGCGGCATATTGATCGCAATGACTCACCCTCAACAAGCCTAGCGCATACTTCAGCCGCCTTGTCTTTTGTGTAACTAGACGGTCTTCCTGTCTTTTTTGTGGTGGTTGTCATCCGAAGAACTTCTTGATGAACTCCGCCGCGACTCCCGGGCCGAGCATTACTAGAATAATCACGCCATATAGCAGCATCTCTATGCGCTGCATACGGGC